AGATGAAGAATTGATTTCTGGTGATTATAAAGCCAGTACTGATAATCTTCATTCTTGGATCTCTAATTGTATTGTCAAATCTATTATGGAGGTGATACGGAATCAAGGTGTTCTAGAGTCTAGTCTTATTGATAAGATAGAAGTTCTAACATTGAGATTGTTAACCGGTCATTTCTTGATGAATCCTAATTTTACGAAGGATTACCGTCAACATAATTTTGGATTTGATCATGAGTTGAACCCCGATGGGACTGAAAAGTTCTATAGTGTTCCACATGTCACCGAAGATGGTGAGGTTCATGGTTACAAACGGATTCGGAATAGGGTCTATAGAACAGAACCACCAGAAGAATGGTTTTCCCCTCAAAAGGAAGGTCAATTCATGGGGAGCATAGTGTCGTTTCCAGTACTTTGTATTGCTAATGCTGCTTTATGTCGCTTCTCTATGGAAATTTCTTCTGGAAAGACATATAAAGTCACTGACAAATATCTCCAAGGACACTTAAAATGTCCGTTAATGATTAATGGAGACGATTGCGGTTTGAAAGGTAGAAGTCTTGAGAAAGAGACTGTCGGAAAGCCTGCTCTTTTTAATGTTTGGCTGAAGGTTACAGCCTTTGGAGGATTAGAGTCTTCTATTGGTAAGACATTTCGTAGTAAGGATTTTATGACAATTAATTCTGAAAAGTTTGATTACCTTGACTCTGATGCATTCTTAACGGAAGCTCTCAGTGATGAGAAAATGCTTCTTGAGTGTAACCTCGACAGATTATTTGCCTACCGTTCTAGACCTTATGTTAATTTTGGTTTAGTTTATGGTCAAGGTAAGGATGGTATTCGAGGTAAGGGATCCAATAGAATGGGTCCTCTCCATAAGGATTTGAAAGAAACATGTCCTTCGAAATATTTTGTTGCTGCTTCTGAATTATTTCTTGAGCATAATAAAGATGCGATTAATCGTTACAATATTCCCCATTTTATACCAGAATGGTTGGGAGGTCTCGGATTAATTCCTTTTAAGAAGAATTTAAGTCAAGTCTCAGAAGGAGATTTGCTTATAGCAACATTGTTGAGACAGAAAATCTCTGACAGCTCAGATCACTTTCTCAAACCCCAGAAGATCTTGGAACCAATTGATTGGCTTCTTCATAAGATAGTAAAAGACTCTCTTAAGGAATGGAAATTCCTTGATAATCATTTTTGGAAGAGAGTTGGGTTTGATCATACGTATCGTGATCTTTCTGAAGAGTACAGTAAACTTTATCAAAGTTTAATTTGTGCAAATTATCTTCAGAATTCTTCCTATCTTCTTCTATCGTCAGATCAAAATGTTGATGATATGACTGAAGATGAATTTCTTAAGTATGTTAATGATATTGAGGAATATAGGAAGGCTAAGGGTGAAAGGATGATTCATTCTATTATGGCCCAATCTGAATGTGAGAAGAGAACAGCTCTAAGTTATAAACATAATGAAAGAGCTTGGGAATTTGCTTTTAGGCTTATCTATGAAAATTCAGAACACGCCAAATCTATCGCACGATCTGTCGGTAGAAATAAAATGAAGAGGAGTGACCTTGTTTATGAACAAAGCAAGGGTTATCTCTCCTGTTTCGATATAAGGATCTAATTAAATTTAATGATCCTTCGGGTTTAGCCCGCATCCGTGATTTGAAAGAACCTGAAAAGTTCTGCTCCTATAAATCGATATGATTGGAGTTCATTGGATGATGATTTTAATTGCGCTGGACGGTTACGCGCGTTTGTTACAAGATAGATTTTACACTTATAAACCTAGACGGGTGTGTTATATAAAAACACTTTAAATAAACCACAGGTCATGAAATAAGTATTAGACTCTATTTGTTATTACTATTCGGATTAAACACCCACTGGTAAAATACTTCCAGTTAACCTATTCTCATTGGGATGAGATGGGGTTGTTCCGTAAAATAATAGTAAATTTGTTAAGTCGAAGATCTCGAGTTTTGTACTAGTATCACTAGTCCAAGATGATGACAGTCCAGTTGATTCTGGTAGCTTCTTAATAGATGGAATTTGTTTGTCAACAATATAACATCAAATATTGATCTATATGTATCAGTTCTATGTAACAGATAAAGAACCGGGG